GGTCTCTGGGGGCGAGCGCAATTCCGCGCTCAGAAAGCAGACAAGCCCTCAGCGTGTTGTTTTTCTCTTTTAGCTCCTCGATTATTTTTTCCAGGAAAGCAATAGTTTTGTTCAGTTCCCGTATTTTCCCCGTCCATCCATTTTTTAGCATTTTTCCTCCTTCCTTCCAGCTAGCCGGTTTTCGAGGATATAGTTTGCCTCACGATAGTATATTAAATCAATCATAAGCTTGTCATTTTGTGTTTCAAGAGCCGCTATTGTTTCCTCCTGAAAAGCAATAGTTTCGCTCAGTTGCCTTATTTTTTCAGTCCACTCATTTTTTACCATTTTTTTATCTCCTTCTTTTGTTTGTCTTTTTTATAGGGGTCGCGAGGGATTTACCCGCCCGCAGGCTGATTGATTATCTTTCTTCCGCCTCGTCGATAAGCACAATCTCCTCCTCAAATTTATATTCTGGCCGATTTTCTCCTAAAGAGAAATACAGACCTTCTAATAATTTTGTTGCAGATAGTTGCATTAGTGCCCTAGGAGCATTTGTGACAATGTTAGCAAAACTTCCGATTAAAATATGGTTATAGTCCGTTTCAATCTGTTTGATCTTTTCTCTAATTTCCGTTTCTGTTCTCATTTTCTTCCTCCTCCTCAAACTCTGCCTCTTGGCAGTCCTCCCAAGTGGACAGGTCAGCACAGCACCCTGTCTCACTTCCAAGGTCTTGAAATGGACATCTCTCGTTAATGCATATATATTTCTCTATCATCGTCTCTTTCCTCCGCCCCGGCGCTCGTGTTGCCGCCCGCAGGCTTGGTTGATTATATTTCTTTTTGTGTTTCCTTTTTAAAGGCGCACAACCGTATACGTTACTGGGTTCCCTGCTATTGCCCGCAGGTTCTCCAGTGACAATTCTTTCCCTCTCATCTCCGGCGTGAGATTGAGAGGAACTTCTGTAAAACTTGCTGTCAGACAAGAAAGCGAGTGCGGAAGAACACCGCAGACATGGCGGCCTGTTACCGCCTCCGGCGTGGCGTGGCTAATAACCTCCACGCCCTCCGCCACTACGCCCAACTCCCGCAGGTATTCTACGAGAGCTGGGTGTCTGGTTACGATTATGTTGATTTTATTCATAATTTCCCTCCCCTTAAAATTAAATTATTTAAAATTAAGCCCGAACGGATTCATCCGGGAAGATACAACTTTTCTTTGCCCACCGGGCAGAGAAACTACCCTCGCCTCCGGGGCAATCAATAAAAATTCCGTGACGGGAATAAAAAACCATTTCCCGTCATCGCAGGTTGCTACTTCTATTACCTGCGATTCGACAAGGGGGATACCCTCGTCGAATACTCGCTCGGATTCCGAGCGAGCCTCGGTGACCAAGGAGTCCCGGCGGGACTCCTCTTGAATCTCTTGCGCCGCCCGGGCAGCGGCGCAAACTGGGCAGGGGTTTTTCTCCCCTGGCCAAAAAACAAATCCATGGAGGCATGAGCATTGCCCGCCTCCACTGGTTTGGAGGCTCCAGCGCTCTTCGCGCTCTCTGCAACTTTTCATTTCTGCAGCGAGCGCATTCCCCTTGGTAAATCCGGTAAAATTACTCATTTTTTGTTCCTCCTTTTTTATTTAATTACTATTATATAATGCACATGCTATGCCAATGCGTTATACCCATATATATTATTTTAATTGTGCAATAAAATCAGGCAGTTAGATGTGAAAATAAATATTATGGCCTTGAAAATAGCATGCCAGGATTATAAATAGGTGGCAAAAGGGGACAAACCGGGCGGTAATGGGACAGGGGTGTCTCAAAAATGGGACAAAAAGCCGGAAAATGGCAGGTTAAAAAGTGGGAATGCTTATAAATCAACTACTTAGCTGTATGTAGTAAATAGCAGGCTGTTGATAGCGCTGATAAATGACTTGTGTTAATACATTGCTATGTCCATATAATCACAAGCGGGCACCGGCAATCTCTCAACCTGGGCAATCCTCGCAAGCCGATTTTTCGGGGAGCCCGAAACCGTGAAGATTTGTCACAAGTTGACAAAGCCGCAATAAGGTATATAATGTAGCATTATTGTTAAGGATTTGCCAATCCCGCAACAAGTTGCAACAAGAATGCAACAAGCCGTAACAAGCTGTAACAAGCGCAACAGGCCGGGCCGGTGGGGAAAATAAATAAAAAAAGCTTGGCAAATATTTTTAAAAGTGGTAAAACAGAAATCATGCAAGAAACAGTCGAACAATTTCTCGCCCGTGGCGGGAAAATAAAAGTTATAAAAACCAACATGGACTGGGTCAAAAACATCCAACCAAGAACCCGTTTTCATTATGGAAATCCCTCTAAAAAAATCAGCGCTGCCGCTGTGGAACCCGGCGGAAGGATCGAACCATGCAGACCCCATAAGTCATGGCCTAACTACAAGAAAAAACGCGGCAAATAAGCACCAGCAGGCACCGGTTATGTCCGGGGTACGCTTGCCGCACAGAAACAAAAGGGCGCTGACATAATTTTAGAGGACATACATAGGGGTAGTATACAAGCAAACTCAATAAATCCTGGGTACCAATACTATTCTCTTCCAAACAGCAACAAACACAATAAAAACACATACTTAAAAATACCTTAAATGGTTGCCGATAGCGAAGCGGCAAGGCAACGATAATGATAGTACAGCTAATACAGAGCTTGTAAATTAATCCTATTTATTAAAAACACTCTTTTTCCGGGCATGTATATTCAGACCTTCTTTACTTTTGTTACCTAAAAAAAGCTTGACAAGAAATTAGTGGTGTGGTAAAAAGTACACACCCACTGTGAAAAAACTGTGGTATAAGTAACACAATATAAAAAAACTGTGGTAAAAAGTACACAGTGTGGTAAAAAGTACACACCAAGGTAATCTTATGAAAAAGAAACCTGCAAAGCGGGGCGGGAAAAAGGCTGTTTTTGACCTGGAAAAGATAAAAACTTATGCTGCAATGGGGCTGACCAAAGATGATATTGGCCGGGCACTGGGTTATGCCCATACATGCTTCTACAGGGCAAAGGCCGCAAACAGCGAAATAGAAGAAGCAATCGTCGCTGGCCGGGCACAATTTAAAGTGCTTGTTTCGAAAACATTGGTTGACCAGATGCAGAGCGGGAATGTTACAGCGGCGATATGGCTGGACAAGACCCGGTGCGGGACAAGAGAAATACAGACGGACGACACTAAAAAACCATTACCATTGGTGAATTATCGTGCTCAACCCGAATGACCTTACTGACAAACAGAAAGTAGTTGCACAAAGCGGTGCGCGTTTTCGTGTTCTTGCGTCGGGGCGTCGGTTTGGCAAAACGTATTTAGCCATTTACGAATTGCTTCTTTGCGCGGCCGGATTAAACCAAATTGCCTGGTATGTGGCTCCCTCCTACCGGCAGGCAAAGCAAATCAGCTGGAAAATGCTCAAGGAGGCGCTAACCTTTTTGAATTGGTCTGTCAGATATAACGAGACCGACCTGTCCTGCTATCTTACTCAATCCGGATCGACAATAGCCTTGCGGGGGGCGGACAACCCGGATGCCTTGCGCGGGGTCGGAATCAACCTGCTTGTGATTGACGAGGCAGCGGATGTGAAGCAGGAGGCTTGGACGGAGGTATTGAGGCCGACCCTTTCGGACACCGGCGGCAAGGCGTTTTTCATCGGCACGCCCAAAGGACGCAACTGGTTTTACGATCTTTACATGAGGGGCAAGGATGGGCCGGAGGATTGGGAGTCGTGGCAATTTACCACATTGGAAGGGATGATTGTCCCTCCTGAAGAAGTGGAACTTGCGAGGCGCGACCTCGATGATCTTACGTTTGCGCAGGAATATCTGGCCAGCTTCGTTAATTTTGAGGGTCGCGCTTATTATACGTTCGAATATGGCACCCATTGCCATGATCTGGAATACGACCCCAAACAGCCGCTTGCATTATGCTTCGATTTCAATATCGCCCCAGGGGTTTGCGCTATTGCGCAGGAGCAGAAATTGCCAAACGGATTTGACGGGACGGGAATTATCGGCGAAGTTTATATCCCCAGAAACAGCAACACACCGGCAATATGCCGCAAGATCGTTGCGGACTGGGGTAAACACGAAGGCCGGGTGATTTGTTACGGAGATGCTACGGGCGGATCGGGAGGCACGGCAAAGGTTTCGGGCAGCGACTGGGATTTAATCCGGCAGGAACTGCGTCCGGCGTTTAGCGACCGGCTGACGTTTCACGTGAAAACCGGCAACCCGAGGGAACGGGTGCGGGTGAATGCCGTCAACTCCAGGCTGAAAAGCACCAGTGGAGATGTCCGGCTGATGGTGGATGCCAAAAAAGCTCCCCATGTTGTTAGGGATTTTGAAGGCGTCCAGTTATTGAAAGGCGGGTCTGGGGAGATAGACAAGAAAGCAACTCCTGACCTGACGCATTTGTCGGACAGCATTGGTTACATGATTGAATATTGTTTTCCGCAGACAGCTCCATTGTCTCGCATTCCGCTGGCGGGGGTTTAAATGGCAAGTAAAAAAGTCAACACAACACATCCAGATTATGACCGAATGGTCGACAAATGGTCAAGAGTCCGTGCCTGCGTCGCTGGGCAGGACGCCGTGCATGATGCCGGGGAGAGGTTTCTACCGAGCCTGAAGGATCAGGAAGCCGCAGAATATAACAAGTATAAGCTACGCGCCGATTTTTTTAATTCAACATGGAGGATAATCAGCGCACTATCCGGGTTGCTCTTTCGCAAGCCGCCGGTCATTACCGTCCCTGCCGCCGTTGAACCATTACTGGAAGATGTCACGATGTCCGGGATAAGCCTCCATGTCTTTGTCCAGAACGTAGCCATTGAAGCGCTTACTACCGGCAGGATTGGCATATTGGTTGATTATCCGCCGCAGTCCGTTGACGGCTTGTCACTGGCTGAGGCGCAGAAGCTCAACCTTCGCCCGGCAATGCAGAAATACCCGGCAGAGTCAATCGTTAATTGGAAAACGCAATGGATTGGCAATAAGACTGTGCTGTCAATGGTTGTCCTGTCCGAAAGCACAGCATTACCTGGGGACAGTGAATTTGAGCAGAAAACAGAGACCCGATACAGGGTGCTTGATCTTTTCAACAACCGCTACCGAGTAAGGGTCTTCAGAATCGACGACAATAAAGAGGACGAGCAGGTGGGGACTGATTTATTTCCGCTTATGAATGGCAAGCCTCTTGACTTCATACCGTTCATTTTTTTGGGTGTTGATGACACCACACCGGATGTTGACGATCCGCCACTCATCGACCTGGTTGACCTGAACCTTTCTCACTACAGGCTTGATGCCGACCTGAAACATGGACTGCATTTTACCGGTCTTCCACAGCCGTGGATTGCCGGATACAGTCCAGAAAATAATGGTGAAAAGCTATACATCGGCTCATCATACGCCTGGACGTTCCCAGACCCGCAGACAAGGGCGGCATACCTCGAATTTGGCGGGCAGGGACTTGGGCCGATATCCGAAGAAAAAGAGAAAATTGAACAGCGCATGGCGATTCTGGGCGCGCGCCTTCTGTCCGCCGAAAAGAAAGCCGTTGAAACAGCACAGACCGCACAAATTCACAGGGCTGGTGAAAACTCAATTCTGTCCGCCATTGCTCAAACGATCAGTATTGGCATGACGACTGCCTTGCGTGTTTTCTGCCAATGGGCAGGTTCTGAAGAACAGGATACCGGCATTGAACTCAACCGTGAGTTTATGCCGCCGGAAATGTCGCCACAGGAATTAACATCGCTGGTCTCCGCGTGGCAGGCAGGTGCCTTTTCAATGCAGGTGCTTTTCGACCAGCTTCAGAAAGTTGAAATAATCAGCACGGACTTAGACCTTGAGACGATGCAGGAGCAGATAGGCAGCTCGCCGGTGCCGAAGCCGGACATGACGGGGGCAATGAATGAATAAAGCCGACCTCATAATTGCCGACAATATTACCCGCAACCAGATTTTACTGGAGCGTTTTACTGCGGGCGAAAAGAATCGGGTGATTGAAATTCTGCTAAAAATGCAAACCGAACTGAAAATGAAACTGCAAAATGGCCTTACCGATTATGGAAAGGCGCGGGTTAAGAAACTGCTGGCGCAATGCACTGAAACTATTAAAGAATATTACTCCGGCGTTCAGCAGGAGCTGGATTTGACCGGGCTGGCGAAGCATGAAATGACAGCAACACAAAAGGCGATTGCCTCCGTCGGCCTTGACATTTCCATGCCAACCAGTTCGGTCTTAAAAGCAATGGTTAGCGACACACTGCTTCAGGGGGCACCCTTAAAAGACTGGTGGGCAAAGCAGTCAGAGGATACCATCTTCCAGTTTAACGCCGCAGTCCGACAAGGTGTCGCACAGAGTGAAACTTTGCAGCAGATTATAACCCGTGTCGTCGGCAGCGTAAAGAAGGGCATACCGAGCATCCTGGACGTTTCCAGGCGCAATGCTTCGACACTTGTGCACGATTCGATCATGCAGATTGCAAACAATGCCGCGCTTGCTGTTTACCGTGAAAATTCAGATGTTGTGAAAGGCGTCCATTGGCTTGCAACATTCGACAGCCATACATGCGTTCGGTGCGCGGCATTGAGCGGGTCTGAATGGGATCTGAACGGGAAGCCCATTAATGGAACGACACAGCAGTTTAATATTCCGCCACTGCACCCCAACGACAGGTGTAAGTTAACATCTGTCCTGAAAACATTCCGGGAAATTGGCGTTGACGTTGATGAAATGAAGCCGGGCACGCGGGCAAGCGATCTGGGGCAGATTCCGGCGGACACTTCCTTTTCGGCATTTTTGAAAAGGCACAGCGTTGAGTACCAGGATGATCTTCTGGGCAATGGCCGGGCGAAATTATGGCGGGCAAAAAAAATTACTATGAATCAAATGCTTGATTTCAGCGGGCGACCGCTGACATTGGCAGAATTACAGGCGGCAATATAGCCGGTTTATGGCCGGTCAACAGGCAATGCCTGAAACAACCACTCCGAAGGAGAAAGTAACATGGATGAAAAAGAATTGAAGGAAAAGATTGACGCAGCGGTTGCTGAGGCGACAGCTGGTTTAGTAGCTAAAAATCAGGAGTTGCTCGGCAAACTCAAGAAGGCGCAGAAAGATTCACAAATCGATCCCGTTGATCATGCCGCGATCCAGGCAGAACTTGAGCAGACGCAGGCAAAGCTTGCCGAAGCACAGAAGGTTGTCAAAACAGCCACGACGGAAGCCGAAAAACTCAAGAAAGCCTATGAGTCTGAATCGAAAGTTGCGCACAAGCTTCTGGTCGAAAACGGTCTTACGGCGGCATTGATCGAGAGCAAGGTAAAGGCTGAGTTTATGGATGGAGCACTTGCATTATTGGCTCCGCTTGCGTCCCTGAAAGCCGAAGGCGAAAACAGGACTGCCGTAATCGGGGACAAACCCCTCAAGGACTATGTCGGCGAATGGGTGAAGTCGGACAAAGGAAAGCATTATGTTGCCGCGCCTAATAACCAGGGCGGCGGCGCGGGAGGGGGCTCTGCTGATGGTGGAGCAAACAAGAAAACAATGACGCGAACCGCTTTTGACGCTTTGGACGCAGCAGAAAAAGTTGAGTTTTCCAAGGCAGGCGGCAAGCTTACAAACGAATAAACGAATAGGAGTAATTTATTATGAGTACAGGAAATACCCTAACAAGTTTAATACCAGATTTGTATTTGGCTTTGGACATAGTGTCCAGAGAATTGACGGGGATGATCCCCGCTGTAACATTGGATGCCAGGGTTGCAAGGGCAGCGATTGGACAGACGATATACAGTCCGGTTGCCCCAGTCGCAACCGCTGGTAATGTGTTGGCAAATACGGTTCCACCCGATGATGGCGAACAGACTATTGGCAATATTTCTTTGGCAATCACCAAGTCGCGGTATTGCCCCGTCCGTTGGCAGGGTGAGGAATCGATGCAGATGAACAGCATCGGCGGCATCGGCGTATCCACAATAAGGGCGCAGCAGTTTGCACAGGCAATGCGAACCCTTGCCAATGAGATCGAGTCCGATCTTTGCGGGCTCTATGTCAATGCCTCACGCGCGGTTATCCCCAATGATACAAGCTTGTTCAAAACCAATCTTGCGGACATCGCGAATGTGCGGAAAATCCTTGTTGACAATGGCGCGCCCACTTCAGACCTGCAATGTGTCCTCGACACAACGGCAGGCGCGGCATTGAGAACACAGGCCAACCTTACAACCGTCCCTCCGTCCGGGCAAAGCATGCTGGATCAGGGCGTTTTGATTAGTCCCTATGGCGTCAAAGTCCGGGAATCCGCGCAGATCAAAACCCCGGCAATCGGAACCGAGGCGGATGCAACACTGCATGCCACTGACAACTATGCGAAGGGTGCGACGGCACTTACCCTGGCAGCCGCAGGAACCGGAACCGTAGTCGCTGGTGATCTGGTGACTATTGCGGCAACCGGGCAGACCACGGTGCAGTATGTCAACAAAAACCTGATTGCAGCCGTGAGCGGGTCCGCATTCACCATTAATAACCCCGGCCTCGTTGCTGCGATCACCGACAATGCCGCCGCCATTGCCTGTTACAAATCCAGCGCAAGGAACATGGCTTTTGATCGTGGTGCAATAGTGCTGGCCACCCGCGCGCCCGCGCTCCCGGCAGAGGGCGACATGGCAGACGATAGAACGACCATAACCGACCCAAGGTCTGGCCTTTCGTTTGAGGTCAGTGTGTATAAGCAATATCGGCAGGTGCGTTTCGAGGTGGCGATTGCTTGGGGCGTAAAATGCGTAAAAGAAGAACATTTAGCGATATTAGCAGCTTAGTAGGTGCAAAGGGAGGGGCTGGAATATGCCCCTACCTGAAATAAAAGGAGAAAAAAGACCATGCAAGGCGAACGTGAACTTGTGAAAATTGTTAGCAAAAATCCGGCGCATCCGAACGGGTATTATACGCAGTTCAGGGATCGCATGAAACCGGATGACGTAGAATATTTTGAAGGGCAGGCGGAACCGGACATTCAGGTTGATCCCGACAATCCGCCGATGGAGACGGTAAAAAGGAGGGGGAAGAACCGATGAATGCAAATGAAAAACAGACTGTAAACCTTACCGCCGGGCAGGCATTGACAATCACCGCTGCGGCTGGCGTGATTGGCTCCGTTGTCCGGTTAACGCGGATGCCTGGCGGCGGGAATGCCCAAAGCGTGACGGCCATAAATGGCGCAAACCTGACCTTCGGCCCCTATGCAGACCTTGAACGGTTTGAAGTTAGCTGCACGGCGGGGACGGTGACGATTACTATGGCGACACCTGATCCGGCAGATATGGCCTCCGATGCTGAAGTAGCTGCGTTATTGGTCGGTAAAATGGATAAACTCGGCAATGACGTGACTTTCACGGCAGGCGACGGTGTGCCCGTTGATTATACCGATGGGACTCCACCGGCGACCGGAGAGGGCGTTTCTGGCCCCGGTTCTCTGTATATCGATTTTGCAGGGAAGAAACTTTACATTAACGGCGGAACAAAAGCGCAACCGGTTTGGAAACTGGTTACGAGTGCATAAGAGGAAACCGTAATGGCGATTGTAGTTGAATTGGGTGCAGGCAGCGCAAATGCAGAATCATATTGCACCGTGGCATTTGCGACGGCCTATCATGCGGACAGGAACAATACTGCATGGGCGGCACTGGCAACAGACGCCCTGAAGGAAGCGGCATTGCGCAAGGCCACGGAGTATATGGTTGGTACTTACCGATCCCGCTGGCAGGGTTATAGGGTGAATGAAGACCAGTCCCTTGACTGGCCCCGGTATGGTGTTGAAGTTGATGGGTATGCCATTGACGACGATATTGTGCCCGAAGAAATAAAAAAAGCGTGCGCAGAATTCGCACTTCGGGCTTCCAGCGCAGACCTGCTGACCGATCAATCGCAGGGCGTCTTATCAGAAAAAGTAGGGCCTATCGAAGTAACTTACGACAAGAGCAGCCCGCAAACGACACGCTACAAGGCAATCGAAAACATACTCCTGCCGTTTTTAAAGGCGGGCAGCGACAGCATTTGTATGAGGTTGGTGAGGAGTTAAATATGACCTTTTATGCCCGGATGCAGACTACTGCGAACAGACTGTTGTTCGGCAAAGGCCAGCAAGTCTCAATTTCTCACGTTATACCTGGAACGTATGACCCGACCACAGGCGGCTTGACGGGCGGTTCAACATCGGTTCAGACCGGCACAGGGGCGGTATTTGAGTATGGAAACAAGAACATTGACGGGACGCTTATTAAGGTGGGTGACAAGCAACTTCTGCTTTCGGCATTGAAAACAGACGGGACTGAATTGGTGCCACCGGTTGTCAACGACACAGTGACAATCGGAGGCACGGTTTACACGATTACACAGATTAAGCCGTTGTCTCCGGCAGGAACCATTGTCCTATTTGACGCGAATTTAAGGGGGGTTGCGTGAGCTTTTCATCTGACATAAACGCCTTTGTGAAAAAAGCGGGGTCTAATGCGGACTTGGTAACAAGAAAAATCGTGCTGGAAATTGGCAAAAGCCTCATTGAGAAAACTCCTGTGGGAGACGCTATCTATTGGGCGCACCCCGCGCCGCCTGGGTATGTTGGCGGACACGCACGCGCAAATTGGTCTTATTCTGAAGGGGTGCGAGTTATCCAGGAATTTGCAGATATTGACAAAACGGGGGATGTTTCACTTGCCCGGATAACGGAGAACGTCCCGATACAAGCAGGCGGTAAGGTGCACTTTATACAAAATTCAGTTCCCTATGCGCAGGCATTGGAAGACGGTCATTCCAGACAAGCAGCCGGGCCAAATGCAATTGTCGGGCGGACACAGATAGAGTTTCAGGATTTCATTAAAACTGCATTGGCGGGGTTGAAATAATGAGCATTATTAGCATTCGCGCCGCACTGGAAACGAGGTTGAACGGGATCACCCCGGCAATTTCTATTGCCTGGGAAAATGTGCCCTTTACGCCTGTTGCAGGGACGCCCTATGCTCAAATATACCTCATGCCCGCAAGCCCAGACAATCCAACGCTTGGCGATGGATTTTATAGAGAGCGGGGCATACTTCAGATTTCACTTATGTATCCCCTGCAGGCAGGCCCGTTGACGGCGGAGACTAAAGCGGAAGCGATTAGAACGGCATTTAAACGAGGGACAACTATGACAAGTGGTAGCGTAACTGTGGTGGTGGACAGAACCCCTGAAATTGGACAAGGGCGCGTGGACGGAGACCGGTGGGCTGTGCCTGTGCGGGTGCGGTATTCTGCGGGCATATTAATTTAAAAAAGGAGAAATATTATGACAGTAGCAAATGCAATCAACAAAAAAGTAATTGTCGGCGTTCAGGGGGAACAGGGGACGGTATGCGCGGCGGATCTGGCCACGGCGCAGACCTTGCGCTTTTTAAAGTTTACACAAGGGCAGACAAACGAAACTTACACATCAAACGAAATGAGACCAGACCGGCAGGTGGGAGACGTCAATATCGGCCCGCAGTCCTGCGATGGCTCCATGAACGGAGAACTTTCGCCCGGCACATACAAGACCTTCATGGCTGCGGTGCTTCGCAAGGCATGGGTAGCGGGCGTGTCTATGAATGAGGCAGCGACAGCCAATGTTGCCGCAGCCACAATCTCTGGCGCAACGGGCACCTTTACCCGTGATGATGTTGGCGGTTCGTTCATTACTGACGGCTTCAAGGTCGGCGATGTCGTGCGCTGGACGGGCTGGACACCTGGAGTAGCCAACAATGCACACAACATGCTTATAACTGCGCTTACAGCTACCGTGATGACGGTTACTACCCTTGACGGTGTGGCAGTTGTAACCGAAGCCAAAGGCGGCACGGTTGCTTGTTCAGTTGTGGGCAAAAAGTTGTGGACTCCTGCTTCTGGTCATACCGAGAATTGGCTGACGATTGAGCACAACTACTCGGATGTTGACCTGTCCGAAGTTTATTATGACAGCAAGATCACCTCAATGGCCATCAAGGCCCCTGCGTCCGGCATCCCGACCGTGGATTTCAACCTCCTCGGCCTTCAGGTTAACGACCTTCAGGCGGCGGCATCGCCTTATTTCACCGCGCCGGTGGCCATTACCACAACAGAGGCTGTTCTTTCCGGCAAAGCCATTGTGTTTTTCCACGGCACGCAGCAGGTTTTGGCAACCGGCATTGATATTGACATTAAAGGCAACAATGCGGCTATGGGGGCAGTGCTTGGAACCAACGTGAAACCTGGGATCGTCGACAAGCGCCTTGAAGTTACCGGAAACATTTCAGTATATTTCAAGGATGCGATAATTCGTGATTTGTTCAAGGCAGGGACGGAAGTGGCCATTTATGCCGTTTTCCCCGTGTCCTCTGACGCCAATGCCGACTTCATTGCCCTTCAGATTCCCCTCGCAAAGTTGACTGGGGCGTCTAAGGACGGCGATGCGGAAATTATTCAGAGCATCCCGTTCCAGGCTATTTTCAACAACGCGGGGGATGACGGAACCACTTGCACCACGACATCGTTGGCGACGACATTGTCGATCCAGGATGCAAAAGCGTGAAACCTTTAACCGGCGGGGGCATGAAGCTTCCGCCAATAACCAAAAAAACAGGAGGCATTATGACAGGAAAGGTTTTAGATTTAGCGGCACTTGACACAGTTCAAGGCAGCAACGCAGGTTTTGAGGTGGCCATTTATAGCCCGGCGACCAACGAGGATTTGGGTTTATTTATTACGGTGCTCGGCAAGGATTCCGATGTGTTTCAGAAGGTATCCAGATCGCAGCAGAAAAAACGCATCGAGAAAATGAACAAGGGCGGTTTTCGCAATATGAATGTGCCTATCGAATCCATAGAGGCTGACAACATTCAGCTTTTGGCCGAAGCAACAAAGTCATGGCGGCAGGGAGACAAGCAGACGATCACAGTAGAAGGCAAGGAACTAGCCTGCACCAGTGAAAATGCGGCGTCACTGTATGAGCGGTTCCCCTGGATCAAAGAACAGGTGGATACGGCAGCTGGTGATCGCGCAAATTTTATCAGGAACTGACCGACGAACTGGTTGAATATGCAGAACATGAATTTGCACTTGGGGCCAGGCAGAAAGATGGTGCGACACTCAGAGACCACCTGGAAAGCGTTTACAGGCAGACCGGCAAAATGCCGGGACAGCTCGAACCGAAAGAGATGCCGGAATGCCTTTATTACTTGTGGGAATGGTTTTGTGAATTGTCAGGGGGCAGGGGATATGCGGAGTTCGGGGCATTACCTTTGAATTACAGCGAAATTCAGGCCTGGGCAAGTTTAACGCATTCAGATCCGGAGGCGTGGGAAGTGGAAGTGATTAAGAAAATTGACCGGGCGTATATCAGGGAGAGCAACAAGAAATGAGCCAGGAAGTAGCATCTCTTTTTATAAAGGTCGACAGCACAGGCGTCGTCACGGCCTCCAAGAACCTTGACGACTTTTCCGGAAAAGCGCAGAAGACCGAAGACAGCACGCGGAAAGTAACAAAAGCGACTGATTCCGCCAATGTCAGTTTTACGCAAATGGCAACGGCTGTAAAGGCACTGGCCGCATCCTATGCGGCGCTGAAAATGGCCGAATACATTAAGGACGCGACCATGCTGGCGGCGCGGTATGAAATGCTTGGTGTGACCATGCGTGTTGCCGGGAAAACGGCTGGTTATACCGGCGCACAGATGGAAGCCGCCGCGCAGGGAATGCAGAAAATGGGCATTTCCCTTATTGCCTCCCGTGAAAACGCCATGAAGATGGTTGTTGCCCAGCTTGATCTTGCGAAAGCAGGGGAACTGGCCCGCATCGCGCAGGATGTGGCTCGTGTTGCAAACATAAATTCATCGGAAGCGTTTACCCGGATGATTCAGGGCATTCGTTCTGGCGAAACCGAAATATTTAAAACGATGGGGCTTATGATTAACATTGACAAAGCCTATCGTGATTTTGAAAAAACAAACAACCTTGCCAAAGGTTCTATTGACGCATCCCAACGCGCACAAGCCATAATGAACTCCGTTTTGATTGAGGGGGAAAAATATGTCGGTCTTTATGCAGCCACAATGGACACGGCGGCTGGGCAGACCCTTTCTATGGAACGCCATGTCGAAAATCTCAAAGTCGCTTTCGGCCTTGCCTTCACGCCCGCATTGGCGGAAATCATCGAGAACCTTACCGGCGCGGTGAAAGGCCTAAGCGGCGAATTGTCCGGCGACAGCAAATCAGCTATTACCAGTTGGGGCAAGGAATTTGCAGGGAATGTATCCACTATTATTTCAGCAATTAAGACAATCGGCGCGCCAATTATAGCAGTAATTAAATATTTATGGGATTTTAAGGACATTATTATCGCCATAGGAATTACTTTTGCTGCCTTTAAATTCATTTATTTTGTAAACGGATTAATTGATGTTGCCTATGCAACGACAATGGCGACCACTGCAATGAAATTATTGCAGGTGGCATGTATTGACGTTAATATGGCCCTTGGTTTATTGGCTCTTAATCCAGTTGCGTGGGACGTCCTGGCTATCGCTGCTGCCCTTGGAGCCTGTTATTTTGCCTACCGGAAATTTAACGATGCCAACGATGAAGCGATAGAAAAGCTTAATGAGTTTGAGAATAAGGCCAACGGAATGGATTTGACTCATCTCAATAGTGAGATTGATCTATTATCGGAAAAGTTAAAAAACTTCGGGAAAGATAAACCAAAAACGTTATGGAATCCGTTTGGTTGGTTTGAGGGTGATATAAAAAGCGCGACAAAAGAACAACTACAAGACATGCTTCGGTACGCACAGACACAAAAAGAAGTCTTAGCCACAGAACAAAGAGCAGTGACAGCTCATAAACAGTTTGCAGATGCTACGGCTAAAGAGCCCTCCAATGCTGCCAAGGGTGCAAAAAAGTCCGCAGACGAAGCCGCGAACTTGAAAAAGCAAATGACGAAACAAGCGGTTGAAGATACGCGCAAAGCCACTTACGAAATTGATTCCATCGGAATGAGTCAATACCAGAAAGACCTTGATCGAATAACAGCTGAAGCCGATAAATTTAAAAAAGCCGGTGTAGATAAAGTTACCATCACTAAATATACTGAAACTGAAATGGCTCTTGCTAAACGTAAATCCTTTGAGGTGGACGCCGAAAATGCCCGCAAGATGTATGAAGAATTGCAGAAGGGCAAAGAAGAATATGAAACTTTATTGGATGCTTTGCAGAGCGCGACCCTGAATGCGCATGACAAGGCATTGCATGAAATTTCAAAAGCCGAAGATGAAGTTTATAAGAAAATAGAAAAACTTTTGGACGAAGCTAAAATTTCATGGGAACAGGCAGACGTATTATTTAAACTGGTGCCTAAAAAACGGCAGCAGGAAATCCCGGAGCGGCTTACTGCCGAACGCGACATGTATCAGGATCTGCGCGGTTATGAGGATAGTTATTATGCCGCATCAACCGCTCTAATCGAAAAACAGGCCGAACGATACCGCGATTTGAAAATTAATGAAGTCGCCATTGAGGCCTGGGCTACAGAGGAAAAGCGCAAGGCACAACTTCTTCTTTACCGGACAGTCTCCGGTAAGGGTACTTTCTCCGGTGGTATGTCGCAAGGGGCGGAAGATTATACTAAATCGTTAGGCAATTATTTTACTCAGGGCGAGGAAATCGCCAAAAGTTCAGCAACCGCAATGCATAACAGTTTGCAGAACATCTTTTTCGACGGGATCAAGGGACAACTTAAATCATTCAGCGATTATTGGACTTCATTCACAGACTCACTTTTACAAACCTTTACCAACATGCTGGCCGATATGGTCGCCAAATGGATTATGAACCAGGCAATGATGGAATCGGGCTCCATGACGCGTAACTTATTAAGCCTTGCCATAGGCGTCACGGGCAGCGTCGGTTCATCTGGTGGTACTCCATCGGGTATGAATTCTCTGGGTTCCTATAACATGGGTGGGTCGACAGCTGGTTATGCAAGTTATTTTCATTCAGGAGGAATTGTCGGGGAATCATACTCCCCTACGCGAATGCTGCCCGCTTATGCCTTCGCCGAGGCACCACGTTATCACAACGGCCTGTCTACCGATGAATTCCCGGCCATTCTGCAACGCGGCGAAAGAGTGCTTTCCCGCAAAGAAGTCGCGCAGGGCGGCGGCAATATATCATTTAACATCCCCATGACCATCAATGCCTTGGGGAAAATAAAAGCGGCACAAATATCCGATCTGCGGAATACCGTAGAAGAAGCTGTGGAAAAGAAAATACGGAGTTGGTCATGAGCAAGATGACTCTTGGCAGTTACACTTTTGCGGTGAATCCATCTAATATGCCGTTGATTCACAAGGTTCTCTCTATTGCCTATCTTAATACATATTCCAGCGTGGTGACATTTTCGTGGGGCGCAGATTACGCCGGGTTAATTATCCCTTTAAAATGGGATTACATGAACGATGCTCAATGGAACAGCATTGATGCAATTTACGCGGTTGATCAAGACGTGGTTTTCGATCCGCAGGATGGGACATCCAAGACATACAACGTACATATTATTAATCCCTTTGATGGGGAGCATTTTGTTGATTCTAATTTCCACAAAAACGTGGTTATGACTCTATTGTTAAAGAGCGAGGTCACATAATGGCGCTGACTCTTGACCCTACCGGATCCGTGACTGCCCTGAACATAGTTGACAGTGCCTGCGTAGAAGTTGACGGCACTTATGATCTGATATTTACAGGTGCAAACACGACTCCGGCCACGGGCACATATACGATACTTTCTAACGTTATCACAGCCATCTCTTTAACTTTAGGCGGCGCGGGTTATGCGGCGTCTCCTACAGTCGCAACGCAAACCGGCGATGGTTCGGTAACGGCAACTTTTTATTCTATGGCCACAATTCAGGATATTCAATCGCGGCATCCGCTGGTCGAAATCGTTTCATCCCAGCGAACAGATGATATTCCTTTTGACGGTTCATTTCTTACTGGCGAAACTTTTAACGAGTACGGCCCGAACATCATCCCGCATTCAACGGGTAGATTATGTAAGGCGTACTGCTATGGCCCAGACAGTGATTCTCATTGCGGCATAAAATATGTTTATACCGATATTGCTAGAACAGAATTCATCGAGGTCGGGATAGAATTATATACCAATGCATCTTTTTTAATGAAGGGTGTGTCGCTTTGTGAAATGACCGGTGGCAATATCGGCCTTGTTTATCTTGTCAATGACTCGGCAACCCACGTTTACCGGCTTTTAAGACGTATTATCACAGTGACAGGCACGGCGGTTTCTAATGCCGAAATCGCCAACTGGTCGCATGATACCTTTACGTCCGATCCGTGGGTTGCGACGCTTACAACCAATTCTTATCTTTTGGTGTACGGCAAGAAATCAGGATCAAATTATTATATTTACAAACGCACATCGAGCAACTTTTTAACCTGGTCAGCTGAATCTGCCTTGTCTATCGCCGGACTTACATCGACATGGCGGTTATCCAATCCATCCATCGTCAAGATCAGCACCGGTGATTTATGGCTATTATTTGACGTGCTGGAATCTACCGGGACGGGTGGCGATGAACTGACTAATATTTATTATTCCATTTCCGCTAATTCCGGCGCAACGTGGGGAACCGCAGTTAAATTTACCGCCTATACAACATATTCCGAAGTCGCCAGTCATCCCGTTGCCATCCAAAAAGTTGCCAACACAATAAATATGATTTTTACCCGCAAGGTCGGAGCCTTGCACATGAATGAGACGGCGTCCGGATGGCCCACGGGTGATAAATCTTATCAATTATCGTGGGATTCAGTTAATCGAAAATTATATGTCATAAATTTTAATGCCGGAGATGGTTGGCCGAAAGGACCATTGCATTGTATCGTAAGAATTAATGTAGATACATGGACGTGCGATAAATATTGGGATACGACAACAACGCCAGGATTTTTAGCGGCTGGAGTAGATGGTGGTTTACCTACGTTGGATTGCATACATGATGGCCATCATATTGCGATAATACGAGGCCAAGACTCTTATCAACGATTTGCTTGGCATTTAGACGGCGAAAGCGACACGATCACAGCTTATTATATGGATACAAGAGCCGAAAAAGGTATCACGGCAAACGTATCAAGTCCACCTCCTCAAGGGGCAATATGTTTTTCTCAAATAAGTATAGCCAATAATAAAATATATCTTATGACCTATGGAAGTCCAATTTTTGAATTTGGTTATCTCGACTTAACAGAAACCAGTAACTATCAATATCATAAAATAGCGTCTTGGACTTACGCTGCCGACGGTTGGGTTCGTCAGTATATTACGAGCAATATTGGTGGGATGTATATTGATACAACGGGAAATTATATTGTTGTAACGGGAACTCTGGGAACTGGGGGACACGCAAGTTGTACCGTATTTGATTTAACGACAGGGGCGCAAATTGTTCAATGGCTATCCACCGCTGACGCCGATTTTCCTTACAATGGAATTAGAAGACCATTTATATACAATGGCAAGATATATGCGGGAATGTTTCAATATACCGCTGGCTACGGTCAATCTGGGTTTCGCGGACTTGTCGAAATAGACATTGCATCCGAGGTAATTAAATTACATCGCCCATCATATTGCAGTAATGATGACCATGCTTTCGGGCGTCCTTTTCTTTTGCAAGACGGTAAAATAGCGATGACTCATATCGGTTATGGGGTAGCGGTCTATAATACCCTGGATGACACCTGGGAAATATTCGGCAATAGCAATATCGCCGGTTTTACTACTAATGGCGTGGAATTATCCCTTGAATCACAAATCTGTTACGATGATACAAATGATCTGATCATGGTCGGAGACGCTGCCGATAAGGGCGTAATAATGTTTTCCGTCCACGGGAATATGCGGCAGGCATATCAGAGTTTAGGCGTATATTCCGGCGGCGTGTGGACTTTCGGGACTGCGGCGGCTCTGGTTCAGGGTTATCTCGATTATGACGCTGGTGCTTGTGTCGAACCAGGATCAACGTCTTCCATGTTTGTATTTTGGACAAACGAAGATGTCCTGGCCTCAAAATCAATCAAATGGGACAAGGACGGCTCCAGCATGGATATATCGGCCTATGTCGCCGGCGAGGTTGCCACAGAACAGACAATCAGCGGCCAGCCCGCCAGATTGTCTTTTAGCGTTTCACATGGCCATCTGTTTGACCCTTACAACACATCCAGCCTCTTGTCGCCGGTATTAAAAAAGGGCCGTAAATTAGCCTTACGCTGGGGCGAAAAAATATCCGGTGTGGATTACTGGCGGAATGCCGGGACTTTCTTTATTACCGAAACGTCCCTGGAATTTCAACGCGGGATTTATCCTGTAATAAAAGTTGAAGCCGAAGATCAGCGCTGTCTTTGGGCGCATGGCCATGTTTACGCAACCGCTATTTTTAATAATCTGGCGGAAGATATTATAGAATCCCTGTTATTGACCCATGCCAATAACGCCTATGCGGATATGAATATTCCCGCATTCGGCGGCGCTCTCTTGCCAATGCAATGGATCGAAACAACGCTGGACGAAATACTGACGCAAATCTGCGAGCGATATGGATATTATTTCCGGTTTGACGTTGACGGCAAGGCGTCTGCCCGCCGGATTAGCAATGCCGCAAGCATTGACCATACCTACACTGATAGCACTAAACTTTTAAAATACACTCCAGACGATAAATATTCCGATTTTACCAATCGTGTTACTGTCCGTGGGCAGGAATTGGACTATACTGAGGTGCAATTTACCGAGGAACGGATCAAACAATTATCCGGGACATTGGGTTGGTGGGGCTGCAAAGCCGATCACGTTGTGTGGTTTTCCGATGATAAAAGTCGTCGCTGCGTATACCCCCGTTTTGTAGTATTGGAAACGGCAACATCAATAGCGATGGATTTAGCGGGCAATATAGAAGAACGTCTGGAAGAATGCGGCGCCCTCGATGATGATAAATTTTGTACTGTCTATGTGGAAGCGCCGAGTTTGATGGCTCCTTTTATTCTGAACCTTAATACTCTTATAGGCGCAACCTTTATACCCGATAGTGTCATCGTCGGCGGTTTTATTGCCAGCGCGGGTGTAACAATCAGGGTCGGTACCGCCATATGTAACCTGGCTGCTTTTATGCTGATGATGATTTTGGGTTCAGTTGCTAATTACAGATTTGAAGTCTGGGCATGCCCGCTGGGGCAGATTCGCCGCAGTGTGCAGGGAACAGTTAATGACCTGGAACATCAGACAGAAATCAATGCTGTCGTCGAGCAGGTCATCGATGATCCACTTTGTTATTCCGCTGCTGATTGTACCGCCGTTGCCACGCTGGAACTGATGGTCGCGCAGATGCAGCGCAAGAGAATAATGTTTGAAAAGGTCGCCCACTTGCAGGACGAAGACGGCGACACCCTCCGCGTTGTCCATCCGTACAGCGGAAAGAATATTGATATTTACATTGCGTCCTTAAAACGCAAATTTAAAAAAGCGGATCCCGAACAGAATGACGGCTATTTTTTAGATGAAATAGAAGGCTGGGTAGTTACATGAGACTATATGGCGGAAGATTGCTGAAAAACAGAGTTAGTCGGCAGATAACCAATCGGCAGGAAATGCGCGATGCCGTTGTCATGTCGGTTGACCAAACCAATAAATATGCACTGGTCAAAATTCAGGGCAGCAATACATCTATCAAGGCCTGGTATCCCGAAAACTGGGAATCAACACCTATCTATCTCAAGCCAGGGAACTCTGTCCGCCTGAATCAGCCCGGAGGGAACAAGGCGCGAATAGAAATCATGGGAATGGGAATGCTATTGCCAACAGCGGTTCCTGGCGGATCAGTAACGCCAACGCTGGAAGCATTAGCCAATACTGTATTGACCGGTTGCGTTATCAATGCGTCTAATCCCTATAATATGATGGTTGTCATCGTAGCAGGTACCTATCGTCTTGATGAATTGGCCTATTCGCTATCTGGATTAATGATGGATAATGCCGGCGTCGTAATGGATCGCTACGATTTAATCATGGATCAGGTCGGCGCGGTCATCACTTTCGACTCGGCCAGCGCGACAAACTTCCGCTATGATTCGCTTTGCGTTGGCATAGATGGCGTCGTTGATATAGTTAAAGGAGCTGAATTTGCCACAACTGGTGCAATTCCTAGCCCGCCAATTGCGACTACCGATCATTTATTTTTGGGCTTTGTTCTTATTCCGCCAAACACTACGGTAATTACACCGGCGTTAATCAATAAATTATATACCGCTCCGGTCGCGTCCCACATCGTGGTGGAAGCTGATAATAATCCGATGACCTGGGCAATGACAACGACCAATGTGCATCTCTCTATCCGTGATCAATATAATAATTATTTTGTAAATATAGCACCTGGCTGGCAGTTTAACATGGAATGGACGAGCATTATGATGGGTACCGGGACATTTACTTACAATGGCATTTCTACGGTTGTAACCGCCTATAATCAAGACCCCAAAGATGATCTGGCTGTGGTTTACACCGGAAGTACATCTGCCACAGTTGTTTACACAAGAAATGAGGAAATCACTGAATCATCTCCGGTGATGAATATCACCGAAGCGATCACCGGTTTAAATACATTATTGTATTTGCAATTAGAGGATTCGTTAGGCAACATTTTATAAAGGAGAATTTTATGTTGAAAAGAATAGTAAATGCGTTGGAAAGCATCGCTACCAGCCTATTGTACATCAGCAATGAGATAAAATCGATGAGAGAAGAACAGACAAAAATAATGATTGCAGCGCAAAACGAATCGAAAAACGCGCCCAACCGCATATTGGAAATGGTCGAAATGTTTAAGAACACATTAATAAAAGGAGGGCCGGAAAATGGCGCCTAATTTTCACACACCGTGGGCAGGAACTCCGTTTGTTGCATCAGCAATGAATGCACCGTTGGCCACGCTCGACAAAGCCATCACGAAACTAAAAAACATAATGATCGGCGGCGGCGG